TTAAAGGAACTTTCGTATTGCAATGTCAGATGGCGCTGAAGTGCCACGAACCAATCCGGTTTTAGGGTCTATCACCATCCCGTGCTTCACATAAGGGCCGTTGGTATATCCTCGCTCCCTGATGAAATCGCTCGCCTTCTTGTGCGCCCACAAATACCGCAGCGCGAGTACACTCTGAGCAAACAGGGCCAACACGCCGAGAAGTAAGACAATGCCGAGTATCAAATCCCACATAACAAGAAATTCCAGCGGAGCTATCAGAGTCCATCGGCGGTCGCGGCTCCATGCGCGGCCCGCCGAATAAAGGAGTTATCCGGGCATCCCTGCCCGGAAATAGAGGTCGCACTGAGCGCCCCCGTTACTCTTCACGCTCTATAGTCTCTAAATTGACCCACACCATATCCCACTGGGACGCGAAATGACTATCGTTGGCCGTGCAATTTAGGATGCTGTTCTCCGTGTCCTCTTCCACTGGCGCCCCGCAAATCTGGCAGCATTCAGACGTATCATTCTCGTTTTCGCTCATATCAAAACATTCCCATCTGTTCGTCGCCAATTTTTCACATCATATAGCCCACTTAGTAAGATATTTATCTGCCAACATGGCCAAAATTTCTTTTTGTGTGCGCAGTGGAAATTTCTCAATCGTTGCGCTTATCTGATCAATGGTTATGTCTCTACACACAGCTAATCGAATCTCATTGTCTGTCGAATCCAGAATTGCCTTTATAGATGATTTGGCCCGATCAAAATTAATCTGGTCAATCAGGTCTAAATTATCCATTCACTGAACAGCTTCCGCACCCGGAACGATCTCCGACTGCTTCAGGTCACTGATCGTTTCAGCCGCCAGGTGCAGGGCATAGCGGCCAACGCTGGCAGCGTTCACTTCAACGCCTGGCAGTATTTCCTTTATGTGAGTTTTCACTGTCTCGAAATCCGTTCCCGGCTTGTCGGTAAGCGTGACAGTCATGGTTGGGTGTGATTTTTTCTTTTCAGTCATTGTATTGTTCCTATCTCAATGCCCCGTTCGTCTGTTTGTTAGTGCGCCACGGGGCCACGACGCGCTATCGGTATTTGTTAATGTGGAGACCCTGGCAGTTTGAAGCGGCGCCAGTTGGATCTCGCGCCGCCCTTTTTTCCTGCCTGCGATTTTGTCTGTCTGGGGGTGTTCAGTGCAGCGTCCAGGCCCATGATTTTTATCCGATACTGCAACGAATCCAGCCTGATGCCGATCCGGCCGGCGTGCTGCTGCAGCTCTTCCCGAGTAAGTGCTGTCATTGGGCGCCATCCAGTAAGTGCAGATCGTTTTTGAGCAGGCTGAAACCGGCCGCATGCTTGTGCCCATTCCCGCCGTATTTTTTGGCAATCTCCGCCACGTCCATTCCATCGTGATGTGACCGCAGGCTGAATTTCCTGCGACTGCCTGTATCGTAATAACAGGCCGCGAATTTCTCGCCGGCCGCCAATACATGCCCGGCATCTGATGCGTAAATGTGTGGCACATTGATAGCGGGTACGTCATGCCCAGCAACGATCATTCGATGAGCAATGCCGTCTGTCAGCTCGATTATGTCCCGATGGTGTTTCCGGGTGATCGCGGTTCCATCGATGCGCATCTGCACCAGATCACTGCTCATCAGTTTGTCCCAGACCTCGAAATCGTAGGGATAGGAAAACAGGTCGGCGGTGATTTCGCGGGTGCCTGGCAGATCAAATCGCCACAGATCCCGATCCTCGATGTGTTTTAGCAGCTGGGGGGGCTCTTTGCCGGGATGGAAAAACTCCCACGCCAGAATAGCGCCGGACTTTTCCAGATCGAACTGGCCGATGATCGTGTTGTCGTCAAACAGTCGGGAGAGGTCCGCATTGGCGTTTTCATGGTGATCGAGCAGGAAGATCTGCCGCGCCTCATCCGCCATTTTTGCCAGCACTTCATAAGGGTAGGAAAAATCGACGATGATCACGTCGCGGTCGGTCACGTCTGGTGGCTCCTGGTCGTAATTCGCCGGGTAAAAATCAACGACGTTCGGCAGTGCCTGTCTGACCGCCCAAGCAGCGCCGAATCCGTCGGCACAGTTGGCGTGGTAGATGCAGATAAAATTATTCACATTCATGTCGCGGGGATATCCTCAGTTTGCGGGGCGTTTTTGTGGTTCCAGTCGTCCACTGCCACGCTGATTTCGTCGTGATCGCCGCTCTTGGCGCCGCACGGGCAGAGAATGTGCCACTGCCGGGTATTGGCGCTGATGAACGGCTGTGTACGGTCGACAGTTTGGCAGCGATGGCAGGTGTTGATCTGCAAGGGTGGCAGTGCCGGTTCGTTAACCAGTGAGCGTGTTTTTGCCATCATTGGATGAGTTCTCCATGGGCAGCCTGTTTATCCAGTTCGTCAAAATAGAAGGCGTCTGGTGCGTGAACGTTCATCATGTTTCTGTTCATGGGTTAAACCTATAGCCTCGTGTTTGTCCAATGAACCGCTCATTCAGCCGCTTCATGGTGCTCTTAAAATAGACCCTGATCTCTTCCACAGTACCAAGCCTGGCGCCTGCAACATGAACCCGGCCCCATGGGTCAATAATTTCGTAATTGCAGGCGCCAGGGCGTTCTGTGGAGCGCTCAACGTCCAGACCGAAAACTAATTTAGTCATCAGGACTGAGCCTCTTCAGTAGTGGAACAATCACGTAGTCGCTGATGAATGCGCCGAACCCAAACACCAGGCACAGACCGCCGATAACTACGCAAAGGGCGATCAACTGACCCTGAATCTCTGCGGTGAGCAGTTCCTGGGGCGTCATGACAGCACCCACCAGGCTATTACGATTGCCATTACCAGCACTCCAGCGACTATTGCCGCCGCCGCTCCCAAAGCCGCGTCTTCTTCCCGATACATGCTTGTCTCCTTTCCATTAATCACTCGATCTCCACCCTTTCCGCTTTCGCCACAGCCTCATGAATCATTTTCAGCGCCTCCAGGGGGTCGTAGTTCCAGTCGGACATGGCTTTACAGGCCGCGTACAGGTCTGGAGCTGCTGCCATCAGTCTCTGATTCGCCCTAGCCTCTTCGATCGTGTCAGTCGCGCCGGTGAACACCTCTGCAATTGCCACTTGATCTCCGTCAATTTCTGCCAGCACGTTTGACCAACGGTCCTTGTTCCAGGAACCGGGGGTGTGGGCTGATTCATTGTTTCTGGTGCTGGTCATCTCGTGGCCTTGGTTGGGTGTGAGGCTTAAATACTACCCAAGTATTAAATATTGTCAATACCAGAGTAGTAATTATTTTTTTATGATATTCTCAAAATCAGATGAAAAGCGCGCAAAACAGGCAGGAGAACGGCATTGAGCAGATGGTTTTTATTGTTATTTAGTGTTTCGGGTTTGCCTCATGCCGCGTGATAAAGTCGTGAAACTATAAAAATAAATAAACCTTTAACATTCGCTTTGGCTTTTATGGTGCTGGGTTCTGTCTTGCTGACAGGGATAGGTGCGTCGACATCAGATGGTGAGGAGGGAGGGTCACGCACCGCCCCTGGAGACTGTTCCCCAGAGCAGAAACTGGAACTGCAGAACTATGTCAATGAGTGCTGCAAGCGCGGGAAACGCGCTTGTAATGCAAATCAAACCTGCGACGAACTCAAGGCTAACTATTGCAAAAATAAGCGCTGTGCCGAAGCTCGTAAAAACATCAATGAGGCCTGCTATGACGGCGGTGACGAGGGGCATAAAGAGGCGCTTTGCCAGACTCGCGCAGCGATTACCAAATGCGTGAACATCATGGTCAGCGAGAATAAAAAGTGTATTACCGCAAAATGCGAACCTCCAGAATGTAACGATCAAGAAGGCGATTGAATGATATGAAAAAAAACACTAATGAATGTCTTTCGGAAATGATCACAGAGGCATTTTCATATGCCGTGTATCCCGGCGATGACGCCCTGGTGCCTCACGTCGACCGTGATCTGGAGCGACAGGGGATCATGGAGTTTTTCAAAGGAAAGCCGTGGGAGGATCTGTCGCTCCAGAGTATCGACAGCGGATATCCGGGCGAAGGGTCGGCTTGTCTGTTTTTCATGACGGACGAAGCGGCCCGGGATTATTTACCGGCCTATATGTCCATATCCCTCGATGATTTTGAAGAGGCTGAATTTTTTGCTGATGCCGTGGTTCGAGTGCTGACGCCACAAATAGCCAGCAAAGAAGCGTTCGTACAGTTTGTTGCCTGGGCGGAATATTTTACGCAGGCGCAGCGTGAGGTAATTAGCCAGTACCTGCTCTATATGACTGAAAATCACGCAGATGATTTCCAGGTTGAAGGCGCGCCAGATATCGCGTTGAAGAGATTTTGGAGAAAGTTTTTGCTGTAAACCGAGTGATGCCGGGCTTGGTGTCAGTAGTGTGAATTGATCTATTTGGGTTATATTTAGGTCAGACATCCACTCACAGAGATAAATTAATCAACATGACAGAATCGAATAAAGCCATCGAGTTAGATGCGTCTTTGATTCCCGTGATCGAGGGACTTGATGCTCTTTTTAAGTTTGCCTTTGTTGAAGATGATAGCGACATCGTAGAAATACGCGCCTTGCGCACTGGTACCGAATTAAGTGTGCATAAGGAAGACCTGCCAATGCTAGAACAGGCTTGTGGCCTCATTATCAATAGTCGTAATCACAGAAAATAATTTCCCTTTGTCTTTTTTCTTGAACTTATGTGTTTTATAGAAGTTCATAGCTATCTTTCCGGCTTGTGAATCTGACAATTCCGCGTATGAAACAACCTGGAAATACATGTCGTTAATAACGAACTTCTTGGGGTGAATTTTGTTTGGTGATTTCATGTAAATACAATCAAGTGGATTCAGTCTCCAGTTCTTTACTGCAATATCTGCACACTTTAGCTTCGTCCTTGATCATCTCCGCACAGTAAGGGCATTTCTTCATGCCTTGTGACGCGGCTTGTTTCTCAATCGCCTTGTTATCGGACTTCATGATAATTGAATGGGGCAGGGCAATGATGAAGATCGCCATTCCGTACAGCCACCACAAAAAGAAAGATCGTTCCTTGCTGCTAGCAATTGCGGCGGGGATTAGTCCGATAATTAGTACGACGATTAATATTTCCATGTTGCGCTCCTTTCCATTGTTATTTCTACGGTAGACTGATTGCATTAGGGTCATCATCGCCCACAATGTAAATACGCAATGCTTCGTCTAGCAATGTTTGACTAGATTGATGAAGCTCATTCCACTCACTTGTCCGAATTTGCACAAGAGTGCCTTTGTGTCTGGTAATGAACTCTTTGTATTTTTCGTAGGATATTTTACTTTTCTTTAGTTTTCTTTCTTCCTCCAGCTTTCGTTTTTGTTCGGCCTTCTTTTTTCTTATGTGAGATTTTTTAATAGCTTCTTCAGACCAGCCGCATTCTTCCCTGAGAGGCTTTATGGCATTGATTAATCCATGAGTACTAAAAGTCGCAGTGCTTGGGCTTTCATTGTATGGGGTAACTTGGGCAATTAATTTGTCAGACAACATCATTTCTCGTAAGAATTTGATTGTTCCTTTCGGATGAAAAGTTGCCTTTTTATCGGTTGATAGACTCCATTCTTTTGTTGATGCTTTTTTATTTCCTATCCTTGTTAATACATAAGCAGCATTGCCTAGATAATTATGCCAATTAATGTACAGTTCTGTTTTATTGCTTTTGCACCTGGCTACTAAGAATACTCGATCCCCAAATCGCGTATCGCCAGAACTGGCTTTCAGTATCAGATTAACTGTCTTTGAGTCATCTATAGGATTTATCTCTTCATTAACTACCCACTTCCCGGTATTTGTTGATTTGCTCTTTATTGGCTGAGCTCGATCAAGCCCCATCTTTCTGGCAAATTCATCAAAACAATCTAATCTCGCCAGATCCCCGTTTATAGAAGCGCATTTGGCATAATCTTTATTTGAAATTCCGGCTGTGACAGAAAAACTTATAAGCGATAAAAGCATAATGAATATATTTGATCGCATGGTGTTTCCTTATTCTGGAATTGTTTAGCTGAAATTATTGATCATCATGATGGCGAGCCCAGTATTGGCGACAATCATTGCTCCGAGTAGGATCATGAAATTCGATTTTGTTGCCCTTTCCACGCCCTTTAGGTCGGTCTTTATTTCGTTAATATGGAGCTCCATGTCTTGCATGCGCTTCAGCGACAGATCTTCACGGGCAACCTTAAAAATCTGATTAAAACTGGCATTAACAATTTCTGCTGGAGTAGTATCCAGTCCCGCCGATTTAGCCAGCAATCCTTCGCCGACCATGTTTTCAAGAAGTGTGCGCATTGCCTCTTGGGCATGTTCTGGGTTGCTCATGGGTGATTTACCTTTAAAATGCCCTTGTTATGTCTGCTGTCTAGCACCAATTCCATAGCCGCCTTTGGACCAACATACTGAAAAAATTTAGTAAGATCACGCGGCAGAATAGGATGACGCGCCCAAATATCAATATTATATAACTCTTGATATTGTTATGATTAAACCGTAAGGCCAGTGCTGCGGCTAATCCTAGATTATCAGTCATTTCGGATAATTCCAACACCACATCGATGTCTGCCGGAGTAGGGGTGCGGCTAACAAAACTACCCCCGATATAGATGGGCGCACTGATCCCTACATTTTTCCATTCGATGCTCAAAAATCTCCGAAGTCCGTTCATTAGTGATATCCGATGCTGATTCCAGCAGAAAATTCCCTCTATTTCGTCCAGAGAGGTGTCCCAGACGCCTGGTGGAAGTAGCCCGTTTTTATCAAGGAGGGGGATCAACTGAGTCTTCTTCGCCGAGCAACACCTCGATGGCCTTAGCAATGCGTTCACCGCCAGCAGGATTGTCCAGGTAGTTCATCATCAATCCCGTTATTTTATCGCGGACCGAATCATCTGCCGATTGAAGTCGAATGGATAGCCTGTCCAGTAAGCTGGCGATGGTGTCTGATGAGACTGGTGATGTGAGGGCGCTCTCGCCGTCATGGCAGGTTCCAGAGTCAGAGGCGCCTACGCCAGCTGTCATACTAGCTTCTTCGATGGCTGTGCCGTGATCAGAGACGACTATATGCCGATCAAGCATGCTGCCTTCTTCTCTATCAAGCCAGTGCGGACTAATTCCCAGGGCTGTTGCGAGCTGGAGATTGAACGTGGAGGTTTCTTGGTCGCCACGTTCTATTTTTGAAATGGTTCCCTGTTTTACGCCAGAGCACTCTGAAAGCTGCTCTTGGGTCCACCCCTTATGTTTTCTGGCCTTCTTTAATCTTTCCCCGTATTCCATAGAAATCAACTTACTACGGCGGTAGTTGCGCATCAAACTACCATGGTATAGACTGGATACTACTAAAGTATTATTTTGTTCCATTGGAAAGAGTCCGTGATCGAAAATGAATAATCGTCCTGTCTTGAATGAGTCCCTGGCTAAGGCCGTTGATTTGGCAGGAGGTCAAACGAATCTCGCCAAATTAATCGGAAAGCGACAAGGGGATATTTGGGCGTGGCTGTTTCGTACCGGTGTAGTTCCAACAGAATTCCTCGTACCCATTGAAGAGGCTGTAGGTCACAAGGTCACAATTCGTGAGCTCGCCGTCGGCCAGCCAGGCGATGAAGAGGTTGAGCTGTTGGCAGCCGCAAATCAGTAACGTGTCCATGCCCCTTTTTTTTAGCTCAAAACAGACTCCTAACGGCTCCTAATTTCTAGGAGAGGTGCGAAATGGAACAAGAACAGTTCTGGTATGACTCGGCAGAAGAGGCGGTAAATGCCGCCATCCTGAAGAGCGGGAAGAAGCCGAAAGCAGTAGCGGTGGAGCTTTGGCCGCACATGAAGATGGACTCAGCTTATGCGCGGCTGAAAAACTCGCTAAGGGACGACAAGGACGAAAAGCTCACGCTGGACGAGATAATCCATATCTGCCGTGTAACGGCCTCTTATGACCCTCTGTACTACATGGCGGAGGAACTCAGTCACTCCAGACCGCAATTCAGAGCGCCAAATGATCAGGAGGCGGATCTCGCTCATGCAGCTCAGAGTCAACCCAAAGAACGTCGCCGCCTACCGTCAGCGTAACCAAGTTAACATCATCTACCTGTCAAACGAAGGCCAACCGCTCCCCATCGACAATGACGACCGCCGCCACTTGGTTATATGGACACCACCCGCCCTGGGCGAATCATTTTACGATGAGGTATGGGCGCAAATAGAAAACGGTGGTGTTGCCGCCTTCTATTACTACCTGCTCAATCTCGATCTGGGCGATTTCCACCCCAAGAAACGCCCACCGATGACAGAAGCCAAGCGCGAGCTCATCAACCTATCAAAACCCAGTGAAGAGAGATTCATGGACGACTGGCTCAACGGAGAAGCGGGGTATCCCGTCATCCCCTGCGGCAGTCAGCAACTCTATACCGCCTACTCAAAATACTGCCGGGATAACGGGGTTAGAAACCCCAGAGAGAGCAATCAGTTCCTGGGGCGCATCAATCGACTGCCTGGCTGGAGTAACAAACTCCGGCGCATTTACGAAAACGCCCACTACACAGGAGACACAAAACCCAAGCGGATCGTCCTACCGAACGAACAGGCCCTCGAAAATGCCGGAGAAACCCGCCAACCCGACCAGACACAGAGCCAATGGCTCACAGATTGCTGGTTGCGATTCCAGCAGGCGGTCGAAAATGTGTAGAAACGTAACACCTGTAACACCTGTAACAGATGTAACAGGCAATGTAACAGGCTCCAAAACGCCTAAACCCAGCAACCACGGGGGCTGTAACAGGTGTAACAGATGTAACAGGCTTTCCCGCCCGCGCGCACGTAAACACATAACGCAACGCGTGCACGGACTCACATGTTTTTTTCCCGCGCACGTATATTTACCCGTTACATCTGTTACATCTGTTACAGAATTGATTTATAAGGGTTTTTTAGAACTATTGCCTGTTACAAGCCTGTTACACCGGATTTTTCCAGGAAAAACAGGCATGACCACCGAAACCCAGGCCGCATTCGCCCGCCGTCTCGGTGTCAACCGGGCTACCGTCACCCGTGCCAAGCAAGCCGGTCGCCTGGTCATGGAAGGCAAGAGGGTCGAAATAGAGCAAAGCCTCGCCCGCTGGCATGCCACCAAAGCAGGCAGAACCGACCTGGATGCCATTCATGCTGAACAACGCGGCGCAACAGTCCCAACAACACAGATAGAAACCGCCACAGACCCCGCAGGAGCGCCGGCAGATCGCACCCAATACAAAGCGCACTACGAAAACCAGCAGATAAAGCTAGAGATGGGGCTCAGGCGTGGTTTGCGCTTCCTCCTTGCCGATGTCAGCCGGGAATCCCACGGACTGGGCGCCACCCTGCGAGCCGGAATAGAGCGGCTCATCGACCAGACCGCCCCAAGGCTCGCTATCATTCACAGCGACGAAGAGCGCGCCATCCTGCTGCAAAAAGAGATCCTCAAAATCAAAAGCATGATGAAAAGTGAATTCGCCATTGCACTGCGTCGCATGAGGAGCAGAACAGAATGGAAAACCTGAACACAGATCCACTCGACAACGACCAAGGCATGTACGAATTCACCTGCCGGTGGATGGCCGACATCAAACAATTCCTATCTGGGAAAAAAGAACTGGAGGTCTGCGAGTAACCGACCATGAGCACCGCCACCCTAGCCAGTCTCCAGGCAGAGCGTGAAAAACTCCGCGCCACCCGGGCAAAAGAAGATTTCGAAGAGTACCAGGCTCGCACCTGCACCAAAGATGCGCTCACCACCGCAGGCATCAGATCCCGCAAAGCCATGCTCGACATACTGGATAAACTCCCCGGTCGCCTGGTCGAAGCCATCGACGGCCAGCACGATGAAACCCGCGTTCACTACCACATGAGCGACACCGTTCATGACCTGCTCAGTCAGTTCGGCGAAACCGTAGAAAAAGACACCCAAGCGCTGCCACTCATCGGCCGCCGTATAAAAATGGGCGCCACCCCGCGCGAAATTATCAGCGTCAGCAAATGGGCCGACAAATACCGCTGGCTCAAATCAGGCACCAACGCACCCGGCAAATGGGACACCAACCTCACGCCCTACATGCGCGAGATCATGGACAACCTCTCCGAACACTCCCCGGTACGGCAGATCACATTCATCAAATCCGCTGGCGTCGGCGGAACAGAAGCCCTCTACAACTGGATCGGCTACATCATGCACCACCTGCAGAACAAAGACCTGCTGCTGGTCGTGCCAACCCTCGATCTGCGAGACCGCTCATTCAATCCGCGCCTCGCCAAAATGATCGACGAAACCCCAGCCCTCAAAGAGCTGGTCAATACCTCCACCCGCAACCGCACAAACCGGGAAAACCTGCTCGAATACGGCGCTCGTGCCCGCATCATCAAAGCAGGTGCCAACAGCCCAGACAGCCTGCGCGCCGACCATCTGCCCTACGTCATCTGCGACGAAATCGACGCATTCCCCTGGGACGTAGGCGGGGAGGGTGACCCCATGACCCTTATCGAAAACCGCCAGCGTACCTACAGCCGCGCCAAAACCTACCTCGTCAGCACCCCGGCCATCGAGCACACCAGCCGTATCGACATGATGTATCGGCGCTCAGACCGTCGCCGCTACCACGTAGCCTGCCCACACTGCGGCGAATACCAGCCATTGGAATTCAAACAACTCCAATGGAAAAAAACACTGCCAACAGCAGACGTACCAGAACACGAACAACTCGCCCAAGTGGAAAAGGTCTGGTATGCCTGCAAGGCCAACGGCTGCGTCATCGAAGAAGGCCACAAAACCGCCATGCTCGCCGCCGGTCGCTGGATAGCAGACCGGCCAGACATCAAACTGCATCGCGGTTACCACCTCAACGCCCTCTATGCTCCCATCGGACTGGGGCTGGGTTGGAAAGCCATTGCCCAAAAATGGATAAACAGTCAGAACGACACCAGCGAGATGAAAGGCTTCATCAACACCTACCTGGGCGAAGTCTGGACAGAGCAGGGCGACAGCATCGACGACTACGCCCTCATCGCCCGTCTGGAGGTCTACCCGCAGGATCTCATATTCGAAACAACCACCGCCGGAGTCGACGTACAAAAAGACCGGCTGGAAGCAACAATCGTCGGCTGGCAGGCAGATGAAGAAGCCTGGGTCATGGACCACCTCATCATCCCCGGAGAAACTACCCAGTCACACGTCTGGAACGAACTCGACCAAAGCCTGCGAGACGCAAACGTAGACCTCGCCGCCATCGATTCCGGATACAACACCAGCATGGCCAAAGAGTTCGTCGCCAAACGTGCCTGGACCATCGCAATAAAAGGCATGCCTGGCATATCACGGCCACTGGTCGACGACGAACGCGCCCGCCGCCAGCGCCTGAGAAAACGCCGTCGGCGCAGCATCCCCATCGAACCCATCGGCGTAGACCAGGGCAAAGCCCTCATCTATGCCCGCGTCAAGCTCCAGGAACCCGGGCCGGGCTATATCCATTTTCCCAACACACCCGCATTCGACACTGAGTATTTCGCCCAGCTCGCCGCCGAAAAACTCGTGACAAAGGTCAGGGGGACCAGACCCTACCAGGAATGGGTGCAGACCCGATCCAGAAACGAAACCCTTGATTGCCTCAACTATGCACTGGCTGCCCGCCGCATGGTCACCGTCAAACCCAAAAAAACGAAAAGAGCGACAGGTCAGCAGCAGCCGCCAAAAACAACCCCGCACAAGCCGGAAAGAGGCGGATTTGGAAATACTGACTGGAACCTATGAGCCGTGATCAGGACATCGCCGACTACCTGGTACACGCCATGACCAACGCAATGGAACTGGCTGGCGTTGACCCTGCGTTGGTAAACCAGATCGCCGACCAAGTGGAGCAGGATGTCCGTCAGCAGTACGGGGCAGATCGGCACTACGTTGCCGCCCCGAGCAAGATAGGACGGAACAGGAAGGTTATCGAATGCTGGAAAAAAGGCATGGACAGAAAAAAGATATCCCGGCAGGTGGGCGCATCACGGAAAACGATTGACCGTGTGATAAACAACTACCTTCAGCGTCAAAGCGGTGGATTTGGCCGGGAAGAGTGGAACCTGTGAAATCAACAAACCTTGGAGAGAGGTCGTCATGACAATGGACAACGGTATGGACCCGCCAGAGAGCAAAACTGATCTGGTCAAGCGGCTGAGAGTAAAGGCCGGGGTAATGGAGATGGGCGAAAAGATCCCCTGGGGGTCGGATACGGCGCTGATGCGAGAAGCTGCCCACGCCCTGGAAAACATGATCCCCGGCATTGACCGCCTGGAAGATCGTCTTCAGGATGGCTGTGAACTCATCCGGCAGGAATCCCGCTGGTACCTGTACGACAGAAACGGTGAATACGTGACCAGTGGGGACACGCTGAGAGATGCCATCATCAGTGTGATCTTTATTGACTGCTGACGTGACCAGTAGAATACCAATGATACCCCGCTGTTCGACATGCGTGGACTGTGGGTTATGAGGTTAACATCTCAGCCTTCCAAATCCCGCCCACAATATTGACAGGCGGTTGCAGCCGCCTTGATCGTCTCAGCGCAAAATGGGCAGGTTTTGGTGTCTCCAGCAGAAATCATCTCTGGGTTGTCAGTGGTTTTCACGGCCGTCAGCGCCCAAACGAATGCAGCAATCCATCCTAATGCAGTCCATCCCAGAAAAAGATTAAGGATAAATATCGCATTGGCGTTTTGGTGCTTTCGCCCATGTGCGACCCATCCAGGTGTGAAGTAGATGGCTATGGAAATAGCCGCTAAAAATAGCGCGAGCGGTAGGTTGTCTCCAAGTCCCATCATTGTTGTTTCTCCATATGATAAATCTTTGACGCAAATTGGGACATTTCTTGCCTGAAAATGTCCCTGGCTTTCCGCCATATTTGGCATTATGGCATATACCCAAACCGACCTCGACAACATCAAAGCCGCCATAGCCGGCGGTGAACTGACCGTTCGCAAGGCTGACGGCTCCATGGTCACCTGGCGCACTATGGCCGAACTGATCCAGGCCAAGAACGCCATCGAAGTTGAACTCAACACCGCATCCACCACAGTGATGCGCCCCCGCTACCAGCAGGCCAGCTTCAGTGACTAAGCTGGTCGACCGCGCCATCTCCTATCTCTCCCCTGGTTGGGCTGTTCGTCGTGCCCATGCCCGCCGGGTGCTCTCCTATTACGAAGCCGCCAAGCCCTCAACACTGCAAAAACAGCGCAAAGAGACCGGCAGTGCCGATGTGGCCGTGCGTCGTGCAGGTGCTGCCATGCGTCAGCAGGCCCGGCACCTGGAACAGAATCACGATATCGCCCGTGGCGTGTTGTCTACCCTGGTCAATAACGTGGTCGGTCCCGCTGGTATCGGCGTAGAGCCGCAGCCACGCACAAAAGACGGCGAGATTCACGATGTGTTCGCCCGCCAGATCGAGCAACTCTACAAAGAGTGGTGCAAGCGCCCAGAGGTGACCTGGATACATAACTGGCCTGCCGCACAGCGCCTGACTGCGCGTACATGGTTTCGTGACGGCGAGGCGCTGGGCAAGAAACTGGTCGGCCCCATCCCGTCACTTGATCATGGCACCAACGTACCGTTTTCCCTTGAGCTGCTGGAACCCGACTACCTGCCGCTGGATTATGACGACGAGGGTCGGCGCATCATCCAGGGTATCGAGCACAATGGCTGGCGTCGCCCGACGGTCTACCACATCTACAAAGCACATCCTGGCAATGGTCATCTGATCCGCACCTATGCCGGTAACACCACCCGCGTGCCTGCCGCCAAAATGCTACATCTGGCGCTGCGTGACCGGCTGGGTCAGGCGCGTGGCGTGACGGTGTTCGCCAGCATCATGAGCCGCCTGGACGACCTCAAAGACTATGAAGAGTCCGAGCGCATCGCGGCGAAAGTTGCTGCGAGCATGGCGGGCTATATCAAAAAAGGCGTGCCCGATCAGTACGAGCAAGATGTGGACGAAGACGGCAATTCTGCTGCACGTGATCTGCGTTTCCGCCCCGGCATGATTTTCGACGATCTGGCACCAGGTGAAGAGATCGGCACCATTGATACCTCCAGGCCTAACAGCGGACTCGAAGGACACAGAAACGGCCAACTGCGCGCCTTGGCATCAGGCCCCGGCGTGACCTACTCCAGCGTTTCGAAAGATTACAACGGAAGCTATTCCAGCCAGCGCCAGGAGCTGGTCGAAGGGTGGATAGCCTATGGCGTTCTGTCCGATGAGTTTGTCGGAAAATTTGTACAGCCCGTCTATGAAGATTTCATTCAGGCCGCGCTACTCGCCGGACAACTGGTTATCCCGTCAGACGTAGATCCAAAAACCGTCGATGACGCGCTCTACATCACCCCGCAAATGCCCTGGATCGACCCAGACAAAGAGGCCAAAGGCTGGGAGCGCCTGGAGCGCAACGGTCACGCATCCGGCCCTGAGATCGTCCGCCGCCGTGGACGCAGTCCGCGTGATGTGTTCGAGCAGGAAAAGGTATGGCGGCGCAAATGGCGTGAAGCCGGTGAAATGATCACCGCCGATCCCGCAACAGAACAAACTACAGAGATCCCAGACGATGAAGAGAAAGAAGATGAAAACCGTCGCCAAGCGTGACTGGTTTGAAGTCCGCGCGGCCAAGGGCGCCGAATCTGCCGAGGTACTGATCTACGGTGATATCGGCGACTGTTGGTGGGCCGAAGAAAGCGTGACCGCCAAGGCGTTGATTGAAGAACTCAAGGTGTTGGATGCAGAAGAGATCAACGTTCACGTCAACTCATACGGCGGCATCGTTTCCGATGGCTTGGCTATCCACAACGCGCTGCGTCGCCATAAGGCCCACATCATTACCAATATTGATGGCGTTGCCTTTTCAATCGCCTCACTTATCGCCATGGCGGGCGATACCGTGTGCATGGCAGATAACGCACTGCTGATGATCCACGCACCCATGACTATTGCCGACGGGAATGCAGAAGCGTTGCGAAAATCTGCTGATGATCTCGATAAACATGCCGAAGCAATGGCAAATGCCTATGTGCGTGACGGCATTACCTACGATGATGCCCTAGCTCTATTGAAGGATGGCGTCGATCACTACTACACTGCATCTGAAGCGGTGGAAGCGGGACTGATCGATGAGGCCACAAGCGCCATTGCCATTGCTGCCCGTCATGACCTTTCACGATTCACCAACCTTCCAGCGGCAGCCGCCGCTTTCAACAAACATGAGGTTAAACCCATGCCAAAGAAAATCGAAAATCAGGCGGCTGATATCAAGCCTGTCGACGTTACCGATAATGTCGCTGACATTCAGGCTGCCGCCCAGGCCGCAGAGCTCAAGCGCATCACTGATCGCAACGAAGAGCTTGATCAGGTGTTCGCGTCTTTCAAGGACAACGATGCTGTAATGGCGGTTTATCATGCTGCCATCAAAGATCCTGCTAGCACCGTAGCCCAGGCGCGTGATCAGGCACTTGAGGTGTTGGCTGCGGATGAAAAGCCGCTGGGCAAGATCGAGCGCATCGAAGGCGGCGCCACTGCCGTTGAGAAGTTCCGCACAGGCGCTTCCCTGGCGCTGGCCGTTCGTGCTGGTATCGCCAACGACGCTGACCAAAAAGGCAACGAGTTCCGCGGTCACACCCTGCTGGAACTGGCCCGCGCAAGCCTGGAACTGGACGGCATCCGTACCGGCAGCATGGGAAAGATGGAGATGGTCTCCGCTGCCTTCACCCATACCTCCGGTGATTTCGATAACCTGCTTGCAGATGTGGCGAACAAATCCATGTTGCTGGGTTACGAAGAGGCTGAAGAAACCTTTCAGAGATGGACCCGCACGGTCGATCTCTCCGACTTCCGTTCCTCCAAACTTGTCGGCCTCTCCACATTTTCTGATCTTGCAGAGATCAAGGATGGCGGCGAGTACAAGCATGGTTCTTTCACTGACCGTGGTGAAAACATCCAGCTGGCTACCTATGGTCGCCTGTTCGGCATCACTCGCCAGACCATCATCAATGATCAGCTCCAGGCGTTCACCGATGTCCCGCGCAAGATGGGCCGTGCCGCTATTCGCAAGGTCGGCGATATCGTCTACAACGTGCTGACTGCGAATGCCGCGATGGCCGACACTGTGGCGCTGTTCCATGCCACACATAACAACCTGTTGACCGGTGCCGGCATCAACACCGCTTCGGTTGATGCCATGCGCGTCGCCATGGCGCTGCAGACCGATGGCAACGGTGATAATGCGCTCAACCTGCGCATGGCTTATCTGCTCTGCCCGGTTGCGCTTGAGGGTACCGCCAACGTGGTCGCCAACTCAGAGTTTGAGGTGGGCGCATCGAGCAAAAACAACACCGTACCCAACAGCGTGCGCGGCACCTTCGAGGTCATCTCCGATGCCCGTCTGGATACCGCAAGTTCCAGCGTCTGGTACGGCGCTGGCAACCCCAACATGCACGACACCGTTGTAGTCGGCTACCTCGATGGACAGAGCCAGCCTCGCCTGGAGCAGCAGGCCGGATGGTCTGTTGACGGCGTTGAGTTCAAGGTCGCCATCGATGCCGCTGCCAAGGCTGCTGATCACCGCGCCATGGGTAAGAACCCTGGCGCCTGATCCATAACCTGACGCGGGGCTTACACCCCGCTTGAGCCAAATTCATAACGAGGAAAGATCATGACCACCAAATATCAGCAGGACGGCAACGTCATCGAGTACACCGCAGGCTCTGCGGTATCCAGTGGCGACGTTATCGCCATCAACGACATGGTCGGTGTAGCGCTTGCCGACATTGCCGCAAGTGCCACCGGTTCTGTGCGGATTACCGGCGTGTTTGCAACTATTGCCAAAGTTGCAGGCACTGCTTGGAACCAGGGTGATGCAGTCGATTGGGACGCATCCGCCAGCGCGTTCGGTAAGGGCATCACTACCGCAGCTGGAGATGTCACCACCGCAGGCATTGCCTTCGAGGCAGCAGCAAGTGGCGATACCACCGCCGTCGTAATGCTCACTCCTGGCGCAGGTACCGGCATCTGATCGTAAACACTCAGCAGCCAGCCCCAGGGACGGGGCTCCATTCGTCAGGAGCTGAATAAAGACCAATTGCGACAAATAACGGAACACACAAATGGCCGAGGAAAAGCAGCTAAATCCGTGGGTGCTGATTCTGCTGGCGGCCCTGACAGGAAGTACTGGCTCACTGAGCACCCAATGGATCAAACCTTCCAGGCCAGATCCATACACCGGCACACAGGGCGCAGAGGAAAGGAAGGCGCGCAAATCGGGTGATAGTGAATGTGCCGAAGACATCAAACAACTAAGCGGAGTGATTAATAGTGTCAGCAACCGATTGTTCATCGTCGAATACAAAGTTCAGGCACAACGTACCGCTCGCGAATAAGGTACTGGCCGTTTTAGTTGCAGTTCTGTCTATTGTGTTTTTCGTTCTGATGCTGAAAACGTAACAACAGGAGTTATAAGTCGTGGGTGAATTCGGGAAAGAAGGGCCGGTTGAGTGGTTTATCACGCGCCTTGCGATTGCCGCATTGGTAATAGTTATTTTGTCACTGGGGTGGCAGTCCTATGCAACTGCCGCACCCCAACCCGCTGGCGAAATGGCTTTTGTTTATGATGCGGTGGGTCATGATGAGGTAACTGCCGACTGCACAGACGGCACAACGCTCTACACCGTAAAAGTTGCCCCTCTGCTTCAAAGAGCAACGACTGGCGCAGCATACGCGGTACCCATCGGCAGCATCCTGATGAACGGCCCAGGTATATACGATTGTGAGGTCTCTATCTGGGCTTATGGTGCGCAGAGTCCAAAAGCCAAAGCGCCGCCCCAGGTGGTGGCTGCTGACATGACAGTCGATGTACTCACACAACCCCCCTTACCAACCCAACCAGAGCGCGTGGAACTATGGCGAGTCAAAGTCTATAGCGACGGTTCGTTTGAGATCATCCCCCGCCCAACCTCTATTCAGCAGCCGGTGCCATGAGACTCTACGCATTCTCAAAACTGGTACCACTGGGTAGCCTCGCTGATGAAGCAGCTACTGGTCGTTATACAGTAACAACGCAACATTCAGGAGTGAACGCCAGAGGTTTTGCCCTAACTGATATTGAAATTGCCGACACTGATTTAGCTGCTGTATCTGTCGACCCTGATATTATCCTGATTGATCCAATGAAACTGGATGATCTGCTGGTCACTCTCAGTCCAGATCAAAGAGCACGTATCGATAAATTTTTATCTTTGTCGGGCTTTGATACTCGAACAATGTTTGAGGTTTTTCATCCGTCATCCAGGGCGATCGTTCGGGATCTTGTTCGATGGATGAAGGGCGTTATGTCTGATTTCTATCTGAAAGACGTTCAGTAAAGTGGCCCTTCAAGAGTCAGACAATTTTACTCGGTCTAATGAGGATCTTGGTGATACCGGATCTTTGTGGACTGAGTTTGTCGGTGGCTCTGGTTCGCGTGCTCAGTTAGTCAGTAACCAATTAGACGGATACACCGCAGATAGTAGCGGTAAGTGCTCGATGACGGGCATCGACCCGACATTGATCACGGACGCAGACGAAGAAGTCAGGATCAAGCTGTCAAATAATGTTGGCTTTTGCGGCGTTGCTTTACGTGCGGTTCAGTACAGCACTGACGACACTAATGCGTATTTCTATTTTCTGAAAGGCGGCACTGCTTACATCTATAAACGAAATGCTGGTGGCTGGTCGGCAATGGCCAGCTCAAGCATCACTGCCAGCGGTTCGACACTTTATGATTGCACATGCAAGGCGATTGCCAACGGCGCGAATGTAGATTTAACATTTATATTTGATGTTGGTGGTGCAAACGAGGTGACGGTTTCTCATACCGACACATCGTCAGTTCTTACAGCGAAAGGCACGCTTGGTGTTGGTTGCGGGACCGGTTACTCGAGCTACGCTTTTCTCGCTGATAATTTCGAGTATTACGACACGTCCGGCGGCGGAACCACCATCGACAGCGACCAGCCAATGGCAATCGACTGGAGCGCAGATGTTCGTGCCGACTCCGGCATGCCGCTGGATTTCCTGACAGCCCTCTCGTCGGATAATTCGTTGCCCGTAGCGTGGAGCCTGCCAGTCTCTGCTGATGGCGCGACACCAATTGAGCACAGATCCGTCATTCAGTCAGACTCATCGATCCCTGTTGGTGCAAGCGGCGGGGTAGATTCCGACCAACTAACCCCAATCGAATGGAGTGGCGCACTGGTCGTCAATGCAGACGCTCAGATGCCTATCGACTGGTCAGCATCCATCCAGTCAGATCAGGGTATTCCGGCAGATCATATTCAGACCATCGTCACCGACCAGGCCGTGCCGGTGGCGTTTGATATTGGCGTAGTGGCAGATCAGGCTGCAGCGCTCGAATGGCTGGCCAGCATTGGCGTAGACAAACAAATGCTGATCGAGTGGCGCGGCGCCGTCACCATCAACAGCGACCAAATAATCCCTATTGAATGGGATGGTGATGGCCCTGCATTTATCAGCGGTGTCGATGTTTGGCGCCTCGATGCCCGTGGAACACTTTGGCGGTTGCCTGCCCGTGCAGCCGTCTGGAAATTAAAGAAGCACTGAGGAAAAGACCATGCCAGTAGACGCATCAGAGATCATTGTTTATGGCAGCGCATCGATGCCGGATGACGACACGCCAACCAATATCGGCGGCGCTATTGATATCACTGTGCGCGTCGTGTTTACCGATATCGCCGCAACCGACCAGGTGGAAATCGTATCCGATGCAGCTGGCGATACCACCCAAACCGTCACTATCCACGGTCGCAATGCTGCAGGCGAGTTGATCAGCGATGCAATGAGCCTCAACGGTACGACCGTTGTTCTGAGTACAGAGACATTCGAGCGTATTCTCAAAATCGTTGTCAGTGCTGCCCATACCGGCACAATCACTGTGCGCGATCAGGATACTGATACGACTATCGCCAGTATTGAATCTGGCGTCCTGGAGATCCGACGTCCGTTCTATAACGCGGCGGCTGAAGCCTCCGGCGGCGCGGAACGTAAATATTACGAAAAAGTGTTTTTCAAAAACACCGATCCGGTCTTGTCACTCACAGGCGCAACTATCAGCGAGCAGGCTGACCCGTCTGGCAATGTTGCGTTTGCACTGGAGACGACTCTGGATGGCACCGATACCAATGGCGTCGGTAATGATCGCCAGACCGCTCCAGCAACCTACACGTTCGACAGCACTACAAAGAACGTGGCGAACAGTCAGAACCACACCGCAGGCGCAGGGCAGGGAGTGTGGCTTGAGTTGACGCTGGCTGCTGGCGCTGCTGCCACAAATACCACCGTTACGCCGCGTGAGTCTGGGACCACAGTCTAATGAGCTATACCGACCCAGATACCGGCCTGCTGGTACTGACAAAGCAGCCGTATGAAGAGCGGGTGCTGGAGATCGACTTGGTCGACGTGCTGGCCAGTGGTGACACCGTCGCCAGCGTCACCAGCCTGGCTGCTGCGGTGGTTTCACCTGGCACTGGAACTGTCACCATCACCAGCCCGGTTGCCAGCGGAACAAAAGTTCAGGGCAAATTCGCCGATGGCACTGATGACGAGAATTACCGGATCAAACTGCGTGTGGTCACCACCAACGGCGACCTGATCGAAGGCGACGCGATGCTCTACGTGAGGGACCTGTAATGGCCTGGGCGGATTCACTCAGTCGAGTGAACGCTTCATTGTTCAGATCGTTTGGCGTGTCTGCAACCTATTACCCGACACCGGGAGAAGAGCAGGCCGTAACCATTATCGAGAACGATGATATTGAACTGGTCGGGTATTCCTCATTTGCTGCCGACAGGCGCAAGTATGTGCAGTTCAAAAAAACAGAGGTTGCGACGCCTAAGCGTGGACAGAAGATCAAATTCGACGGTGTTGTCTACGAAATAGGTCCGACAGTCAATGATGACGATGGGGTTGTCGAGGTGCTGGTTCGATGAGCAGTGTTCCGGAGCAAAGCTTGACCGCAATCGAAACCCGACTCAAGGCCATCAAGCGGGCTGGTGGATATAACACCGATGCCGGCTACAACGTCAAACAGGGCGAACTGACCCTCGATCCGGTCAGCGATGATTTCCCGGTAATCACTATATTGTCGGGTGATGAGGATACCGAACACCTGACCGGCCGGAGCTATCGCAATGAGCGGGCCTTCAATATCGAGGGCTACACGAACGATCAGGACGCACCAACGACGGCGATCCTGCAGCTGGAAGCCGATATCAAGCAGGCCATTGAGCAGGCAGACGAAACCCTGGGTGGCATCGTTCACTACATCGACTATCGCGGCTCAGAAGAGCCACAGGTCGCAGAAAATAGCGGCAGCGTGGCGGGTATCCGTATCACCTATGTCGTGACCTACGACCGGAGTTACGGAACATGATCGCCGTCAAGGTCGACAGGATGGTGAGCAAGGCGATCCGGCGCAAGCTGAAGAGCGTCGCAAAGAATTTGGATCGTGCAAAGGTCACAGCAACAAACCGCACGCTGACAGGCCTGGTGACCTATTCATCGAAGACCATTCGCAAAGACATCAACGTCAAGGCCGGGGATTTCAAAAAGAAGCTGAAGATCCACCGGGCACGGCGTGGATCTGCTTTCGGTGCGATTGATGTATCCGGTGCGCATTTTCCACTTGCTGCCATGGGTGCGCGAACACTGAAGAGCGGAATGGTGACGGCAAAGCCGAAGAAGCGTGGCGGTCGAGTCCGATACAAAGGCGCATTCATCCGGAATGTGGGCAGCGGCCGGCATCGGGGCGTGTTCCGCAGGGTAGGCCGGTCGCATCTACCGATAAAGGAGTTGTGGGGGCCTTCGATGATGAACGCCTGGAAGTACAACGAACGCGACTTTTCCCGATTTGCCACTGACAGACTGAGCCGCGAACTGGTTCATCAGATCCAGTATTACCGAAACAAGTAAGAGGAGACACGATCATGCCACAGGCCAGAGGCTCACAAACTACGATTGCAATCTACGAAGAATCCACCTACGGCGTAGACCCTGGAACACCAGTTGGTCAGAAAGCCTATTTCACCTCATGCGGCGTAAAGGCATCGCAAAGCCTGCTCGATAGCGAGATCCTTACAGGCAGTCGTGAGCGCTCCGTACCCGACAAGGGCAACATCAATGTCGCGGGTCCCCTGGCTCAGGAACTGAGCGCACAGAGTATCGGTACGCTGCTCAAACATACGATGGGAACCAACGCCACGACCGGCGCCGGTCCATACGTCCACACAATGACCCTGGGTGATCTGCCCACCAGTTTTGTGCTGGAGAAGGATTACGGCTCGAACATTTCCGGCTCAGGCAGATACCAGAGATACAACGGCTGTCGCATCAACGGCGCCGCGATGACGTTCCCACAAGAGGGGCCCTGCACGATCAGCTTTGACATCGTTGGTTCAAAAGAGACCGCCGACTCCGCCCCGCTTGATGCGTCACTTGATGCGTCACTTGATGACAACGGCCACACCACGTTTTTTGCCACGGCCATGAGCCTGGAAGAGGGTGGATCGAGCATCGCGACGGTAAAAGAGAACTCACTCAATATCGATAATGCGCTGGATCAGGACGGATATACCGTTGGGCAGGGTGGTATTCGGTCAGAGTTGAGTGAAGGGTTTGCAACCATCACCGGTAGCCTGACCGCCGTTTTTGATTCAACGACGCTGTTGAACAAGGCAATCAATGGCACAGAGACCAGCTTCAAAGTCATCCTGTCCCGTGGTGATGGTTTGGGGTCGGCAGGCAACGAATCGATCGAGATCTTCGCCCAGCAGATGATGTATGAGCGCACCTCTCCCGAGATTAGTGGTCCCGGTGGAATCCTGGTTCAGTTGTCGTTCAAAGGCTACCTCAGCGGCAGCACAAGCGCGCTTCAGATCACCCTGAAGAACGCCGTCGCAACCATCTAAAACAGGAAAAAGAATGTTTCAATTTGCAGAAAAAAGAGAGGTGCTTTGGCCGGTCATTATCGGCGCACCATCGGCAGACGGCAGCGGCAGGATCGATGAGTTCACCATCAAGGTGCGCTTCAGCCTGCTGGGTCGTGATGAAGCCAAGTCCATGCGTGGCGGTGCCAATGATGAGTTTATCGCCAGTGAAGATTTCGAGACGCTGCTGAAATCTCACGTTCACGGCTGGGAAGACTACAAAGATCAGCGAGGCACAGAAAGAACTGAACTCAATGCTCAGTCAAGGCGCACAACTGACAAAATCGGTTATGACCATTGAGGAGAAGCACTCAGCCCAGATGGGCGAACTGTTCGACCTCTACGGCGCCGGCGCAATCAGCATCGAGACATTTAATAGACTCGAAGAACGCTACGGGCAGCAGCTTGATGCCGTTGGTCAGAAACAGCGTGAAGAGCTGGCCGGGCGCCTCGAAGGGCTCGAAGAATATCTGACCAGCGAAATGGACCTTGAAATTCAGAAGCGCGACGAGCGCGAAATTCTGATTGAAGAGGCGTTTCAGGAAGGCCTGCTAACACAGCAGGAGCGCTATGCACTGCTGGAAGAGCTGGAGGCCGATCATCAGTCACGCATGAAGGACATTGAACAAAAAAGCATGAGTGCTCAAGAAAAACTCTGGGCATCTGGAATGCAGGGCAAATTTCAGGTGACGGCTGGTGTCTTGGGAAGTATTTCGCAGCTGATGATTTCCGAGAACAGGAAGATGTTCAACATAGGAAAGGCCGCTGCAATTTCACAGACGATCATCGAGACTTATGTAGGTGCTCAAAAGGCATTTTCAGCACTCGCTGGAATTCCCATCATTGGTCCAGCACTGGGCGCTGCCGCCGCTGCCGCTGCGGTTCTTGGCGGCATGGCAAGAGTGAGCGCAATCCGCTCACAAACTATGAGCTCAGGCGGAGGGGTGTCTACTGGTGCTCCAGGTAGTGTGACTGTTGGTGGCGGTTTACCCATTGAAACAGTGCCCTCTGCAACAACGAGCGCTGAGACGTCCGCGCCGATAGAAAATCGCACATTCAGCATAACCGACATTGTCGAAGATGCTCCCATGTCGGGCCAGGCTGTTCGTAACCTGATCGACCTCATAAAAGAGCAACAAGCTGATGGGTACGTATTAACATGACCCCTTATCTGGCTTATCAAAACCTATTTCAGGATGCGTCAACGGTCACTGCCTCAAGCGAGGCGACGGGGTACGACGGTGAAAATGCCTACGATGATAGAACGTATGATTTTTGGAAACCCTCCAGCACCGGCACCAATACCCTGACAGCTACTTTTTCAGCTAATCAGTCAGTCAACTATTTTGGCGTTGCCGCGCACGATCTCGCCGACGATGATTCGAGCATCAAACTCGAATATTCCACCGACGGCACGACCTGGTATGACGCGGTGGAGTCCTGGTCTCCTGCTGACAATCGAGTAATTTTCAGAGTATTCGACGCTATCCAGGCGGACTACTGGAGAGTGTCTGTCACCTCCACAGGCTACCCCTCGATGGGCGTTCTGTCGTTCGGCGCCGTTCATGTCCTGCCTGTCGGAATGCGCACAGGATTCAAGCCGCCGCATCTCAATCGCAATTCAGAATACCTGAACAACGTATCAGAGGGTGGGCAGTTTCTCGGGCGCTCACTACTGCGAAGCGGGAACGATGGGGTTATCGATCTGTCTTTCTTGAAGGCTGACTGGGTGCAAATGGCCTGGCCTGCGCTTGCTGCTGTGCTGGAGACAAGGCCGTTCTTTTTCTGCTGGGACTATGACCGGCATTCGATCAACCTGCTGAGTTATTCAGAGGAGATTGACAATGCGGCGTGGATCGATATCGGAACGCCGGTAATCACCCCGAACGCGGATATTGCACCTGATGGAACGCTGACTGCCGACACTATTAAGGACGATGACGCTGCCTCCTCAGAGCTGGTCTATCAAGCCGCCTCGTCATTTGACGTTGCGAGCGCATACACTGGGTTGGCGTATATCAAGAAGGACTCGACGCCGAGGGCGTCCCGGTTTGCCGGGCTGCGGTTATATTTTCAGGGGTCAACGAACGAGAATAGTTACATTTGCCTGGACACATCGACAGGTGAAATCAGTGACAACGGATCGCTAGGCTCTCCGGTCGTTTCCGTTTCCGGCGAAGGGGATTATTGGCGAGTTTCCATCACGGAGTCATCCGCTGACCAATCAAATACTGCGGTATATTTGAGACTGTATCCATCACTCGGCGCGAGTGCATCATGGGTGCATTCGGTGGCAGCAATAGGATCGTGTGCCCCATGGGGTTTGGAGCTGAAAGAGGGTTCAACCCCAGGAATCTACGTCAAAACCACAGACGGTCCAGCGAGCAACGAGGCTGAAACGGTCTTCGCATGGACTGACGGAAAGATCACCAACCCATCATATTCACACTCGCAATACATGACGGCAGTCATTCCGATTCGGTGCATTCATGGCCTATAGTGCAATAGCCGACTCAGTAGGCCGACAGCCGATCACGGTCGTTGAAATCGATCTGGACTATTGCGCAGAGTCCTACGGCGTTTCTCCGTGTACCGCTTCGGCTGCTACAGGCGGAGAGTGCTACAACACGCGCCGATCCTGCCAGGATCTCGCAAATTGGAACGGATCAACTCAAACCTATCGTTTTATCGATCAATCCTCTGCTGTCCCTCCAGGCGTCGATGCACTTCCCTGTATAACCGGCAAGATCACCCGCACACCGATGAAGATAGAGCCGGGAAAAGGGTTGGGTCTGCGCGGGTCGGTCAAGGTAAAGCTGCGCGATTTCACCATTCACGACCGGGCAGCAGATCCCTATCATGCGACCCGCACCGCAGAAGCCCAGGGAACGTATTTCGGGCGACTCATTGCGCGTAATCCGTTCTATGTGGGCAGGACACTCAGGCTCAGGACTGGCTATATCGCCTCACCCTGGGACTGGGCAAATTTCGTCACCCGTACCTATGTGATCGAGGATATCAGCGGGCCGGGCAGTGATGGGATGGTAACGATCACGGGGAAAACTGTTCTCAAAGCCCTGGACGATGACAGAGTGAGGATTCCCTCGCCGTCCAACGGCGAACTATCCGCGTCACTCAACACAACCGCCACCACGTTTACTCTGACGCCATCCGGCATCGGTAGCGAGTACGACTCAAGCGGCGCGGTCAGAATTGGTGGGGAGATTATCACCTATACCACCCTGACCGGTGACGTGATCAGCGGCGCCACTCGCGCACAGTGGGGCAGTGAGGTGAAAGATCATGACGCAGCCGACCAGGTACAGCAGTGCAAAGTGTATTCCTCCGTCAACGTGGTCAACATCGCCTACGGGATACTCGTAACCGACGGCCCTCTTAGCGCATCTCAGGTGCCGTTCAATGACAATCCTGGATCACCGGATGAGTGGGACGATGAAAAGGCCAACTGGCTGTCTACCTACAATCTGACGGCGATTATCAGCGAGCCTACGGGGGCAAATAAACTGCTGGCCGAACTCTCCGAGCAGTGCGGGTTCAATCTCTGGGAGGATGAGGTCAACAACCTGGTCAAACTCAAGGCGAATGTTCCTGATCTCGCCAATGCCGCTGTAACCGATCTCAACGAAGACGCGCACATTATCGAGAAATCGATAAAACTCCAGGACAATCAAAAGTCCCGCATCTCCCGGGTGCTGTTCTACTACGACAAAATAGATCACACATCCGGTGACGATATCGAGAATTTCCGGGCGCTCTATGTCGCCATCGATGCGAACTCGGAAACAGACGATGAGTACGGCTCAGAGCGGGCGAGAATCATCAAATCCCGCTGGATGGACTCGACCAACAGCGCTGAGGCTGTCGCCACATCCGGCAGGTTGATAAACCGTTTCGCCGTGCCGCAGAAGATCGCCAGATTTCGCGTTGACGCCAAAGACGCTCTGGAGCCTGGGCAACTGGTCAACCTGCTGTGCAAATTCCTACAGGACACATCCGGGGCGTCTGTCAGCAAGCAATTTCAGGTTACCCAGATTTCAGAGAGGGACACCGGTCACAGCTTTGAAATTGATGCGCTGGGGTCTGCCTACGCCGGGCTGTACAGGTTCGTCGGGCCTGACACCCTCAACGATTACGATGTTGAAAGCGACGCCAACAAACAATCCTACGCATTCATCGCCCTTGATACCGGACTGATGTCTGACGGAGCCTCCGCATACCAAATAGTGTGATTTATGACAGCATATAACGCCATCCCCGCCGCCGATATTGATCCTGACAGCCCCCTTACCACGTCGCTGATGACGCATCTCAGGGACAATCCCATAGCGATCTCCGAGGGATCGACCGGTGCGCCGAAAAACCAAACCGCATCGTATGCGGCCGGATCTGTCGACGCTGCCGCAATAGCGGCTGACGCCGTAGGGCAGTCAGAAATAGCAGCCAATGCGGTTGGGTCAGGAGAGCTGAAAACCGCAACTGCGAGTCAGTCCGTTTCGGTTCCGTCGCTGGGAACCGCAGACATTGTGTTGACTGGTGGTGATCAGACAATGGGGTATTTTTACGGCGGGAGTACGTTGTGGGCTGATATAACCAGCATCGCACACGATCAAACCTACGCAGCGCGCGCAAGATTCTACAATTCCAACTCATCTTTTGCGCGCACAGTCTATGTACACTCCCGGTACGTCCAGGCATCCCCGCCATATGATCTTGGTGATGGAGAGTGCGGTTTGTTCATCTATGTGCAGATAGCTGCGAACGGTGACATTCTCGGGCTGTCAGAAGCGGCCGACCCAATATGGGCGCACAACGGGCCAACGAATGCATTGGCCGACAGTTACGACAAGGATGGGATCGGGTATCGGCATGTGAGAAAACTGCCCCCAGACGCGGGGCGCCTGTCCGTTGCTATGGCTGCGGTTCGCGAAAAGACGGCGGCAGGCCAGGCACTGACGGCACTTGAGGTTAGCGCCCTGTCTCGCTATACCGCTGCATTCAAGGCCGCGCCGATGGTCAGGGAGAGGATCACCAACGAGATGAAAAACGCCGATATGAACGTGATCCCGTCTCCGTATCAGCAGCAGGGGGGTACGACTATCGTCATGCTCGACCCGGTTTCGGACCTGTCTCACGAACTGTTGCACCTGAAAGAGCACCAGGGCGTGAATGTTTCAGAACTGTTTGAGCTTGGCGCGTTGGAGATCAGCAGCACCGAACTGAACAGGGCGGGGCCGACAGGTATGCCGATTGTCGATTTTGGGTGGAAGAATGCCGGGGCGGCTGCAATCTAGCGCTCCTGTGTGAAGTCTGGGCGGTTTGTGGGTGGCTGGGCTGCGGATTTCACTCAGCACCAACCAGATCCGCATCCATAGCCGCCTCTATCTCTGCGATCTGCTCCGGTGTCAGCACGGTATGAGCATGCAGCGCAAACCAGTGCAGCAGGCCGAGCTGTCGAGGCGATTTCCCTCCCGTGTATTTACGCACCTGCCTGGAATCTGACAGGTAGAGCATGCGCGCTGCCTGGCTGCCGGTAATGCCGTGCTGCTGGAGAAATGCGTGGACAGCCTCCGCAGATGGAGTGCCGGGCTTGCCGTCGGCATCCAGCGCAGCGAGACCGGCTAGATAACCCTCTCCCCGTTCCTCATAGCCCGGACGATCAACAGCAGCCAACCACTGCTCGTGCTCCTCATCAGTGCCAAACGATTCGCCGTGGTAGGCGCGCCGCAGGCCGCGAGTGTAGCCAGCCCAGTAGTCTGGTTTATCGCCGCCGCCCTTCTCGAAATCAGCGCGCCGCATGAGGGATTCAAATTTCTGTTTTTTGCTCAT